CAACAATATCTGGTACACTAGGTATTTCATCAGATTGCTGTCCTGGAAGCTTAACGGTTATAAATGTTTTCTTAGTTAAATCATCTAGTACCCTAGCGGAAAGTGTCGTAAAAAACACATGCATTTTTAAATCTTTAAATGCTTGCATTATAAAACACATTTGGTTAAGACTCTTACCCCAATGTTGTATTTCAGGTTGTTTATTATCTTTCCAAACTTTTGTATCCTGAAAATTTGGTATTTTTGCATTTGCAAATTCAAACATTCCAACTTTTTGAAGTGCACCAAGGTTATCAATTAACACACTCTTGTATGGATGGCTACCTTTGTTTAAATAATTAAAATTCGCTGAAACATCATCAATGCTTTTAATATCAATTATTGTATACTTTGAAGCATCTTTTCCAACAAATCTTAATGGTGCTCCACCATCACAATCTAGCACTAATATTGGGCTAGTTCGTTCATCATCGCAAGCACTAGCTACAGTGCTTGTTTTTCCATGTCCACTTGGAGAATGTATTAAAATATTTAAATACCTAAATTTATCTCTAGCATCTATTCCTTCAAGGCCTCCTTCAACTCCCGTACCAATTATTTCACTTGTTTTTATTAACGGTTTAAGTGCCATTTTAACTTCCTCCTTTAAGATTTATTCTTTTAATAGAATCCATTGAAATCCATCCCCAACGTGCTAATAATATACCATCTACCGCATTATTGAAATAGGTACAAGTTACTAAGGTTCCATACATACTTTTATTTTCACAAGTTACTACTACTTCTTCATTAACCCAATTTTGCAGTATTTCTCCCAAAGAAGAGGGCACTTTCTTTTCTGCACAATCACTTTTTTCCATAAAATCACGTTCTCCTTTCCTGATAATATTGCTCTATTAGTGGCTTAATATTTCCACCAATACTTTGAGTTCTGCACAGCATATGATAATTGCAGTCCCAACTACAGCTTGAAGTACAAGTTGATATATTTACTTGATTTTCTAGAGCAACTATCATCATGAGTGCTTCTTGTTTTAATTGATTTTCCAAACAATTATTCCACAACTCAGATTTTGGCAAAGTAATTCTTTCATAAAATCCAGTTTGTTTTGTTTGAAAAGTGCTTAAAATATCTTGGTAATCTTGCACCCGCAAGTTATTATTTATAATTTCTTGCATATAAATTTCATAAGTTGTATCTTGATTTGCTGCTTTTGACAAACTTCCATTTTTGAGTATTTTAGGTACAGTAGGTATTTTTTTACGCATAAAATTATACATTGCGTTAAACTTAGTTTCAAATATTTTTGAACAAATAGCGCTATAAATAGTTAACTGATCATCCCATTCAAGATCTTTTGGATTTAAATGATTAGTTCCCGTTTTATGATCCACTACATAATACTGTTTTGTACTATCATCATAAATCACTAAATCAATTCTGCCGCACACGATTGGGTTATATACTCCATAATTAGATGCATTACCATTTCTACAAATTAAAATAGGTTCTCCATCATTATCCACTAGGGGATATTCGATTTCAAATTCTGTTGCTAGAATACTCCATTTATCATCATTTGCATACTCTTCATAGCCTTTTAGAATAGCTATCCCTAGCGGAAGATGCGCTTCTAGTTCAGTTAAATCGAGATCAAGCATTCTTTTCTTTTGATAGGCAACATAGTTGTTCCATCTTTGCTTAAAAAATTCTACGCATGAAAATGTATTTTTGTAAAAATACTCTAGTGCACTATGGATTTCTGTTCCAAATAATAATTTCACATTTGGTGCCTTAGGTTCAATACTCATACCATTATATGAACTATAATTCCATCTTCTAATGCATCTTTTAAACTCCTGCCTATCTGTAACAGAAAATTTAAATGGTGTAATTTTAGAAACTTTTAGCCTCTTGTAATAACTTTTTAACCACTCATCATATTCTTTTAAATTTCTCATCTTTTAACTCCCTTACTATTTTGTTTTCTTTTACCTACTTGTCCTTTGCACTTATTGCAAATATAATAAACATAATTTATATCTTCACCACACCTCACCAATTGACCACCACAAGTACATTTCATTATCTTGCCTCCTTAAGTTCTATTCTGCTACACAAAGGACAAACCCATACACTCATGGGTTTTCCTGTTAAAGAATCTACATAATCTCTCGATACAAACATCTCGCCCTTACACCCTTTTAACACACATTTCATTTTGCACCTAACTTTCTTGCACAACTTTCACACAAATGCTTATTTTTGCCATCTACAGATGCTAATAGCAAATGAGTTCCACATAAGCTAGCTCTGCATTCCTCACAATACCCTATTGGTTCTTTTACGCACCTAAATGCTTCACAAGAAATAACAAATTTTGACATAATTTTTCCACCTTTCTTTTTTTTTTCATTAAATATATTATATAATATATTTAATGAAAAATCAATAGATTTTCATTAAATATATTTTTTAATCTAAAACACTACAATAAATTTCATCAACTAATTCTTTATCCCTCAATATTGAATCAAGCATTTCAGTTTTTTCACGTAACATTTTTTCACGCTTTTCACTAACGCTATCACTTACAATAATATGATAATAGTATTTGTTTCGAGTACTATTCATTCGGTGTATGCGATCTTCAAATTGTTGATTTGTTGCAGGAGACCAACTTTTATCTGCAAATATCATGTGGTCACACTCATCTAAATTAAGACCTTCACTCATGGCATCAATATTTCCTACCAACACATGAAAGGGTTGCCTTTTAAAATTTTCAATAATTTTATCTTTCATTTCTGCTTTTACATTTCCAGTAATTAAACTTACTGGAATATCTGCTTTTAATAGCATATTGTACATCTCTTGTGCAGCAACAACAAACTTAGTACCTACAATAAATTTTGTTTTTCCAATATCAGAAATTAATTGTAGTATTGTTTCTTCAATTATGCTAGAAGCATCAATTTCTAAAATTGATGGGTTTGCAACAATTTGCTGCAGACGTATTATCATTTCTAGCTTAGAATCAATAATTCGTAAATCTCCTCCAATTTTATTAATCTTAAATTGCTTTGCTTCCCTGTAGGCTTTTAATTGCTTACCTTGCATTTTAACATAAATATCTTTATGTATTTTTTCTGGCAAACCTTCTTTCATACGCCTAAGTAGCACTGGCTGTAAAATATACTGTAGTTCTTTAAGCTTGTTTTTCTTAATACCTACAATCTCTTTGCTAAAAAATGCATCTATCTGATCACAAAAATAATCAATAAAAGTCCACAAACTTGTAAATCTCTTAGGATATAAAATATTAAGCAATTGCCAAATATCTTGAGGATAATTACCTACTGGATTTCCAGTAAGCATAATCATATTAGTTGTTTTTAACTTTTTAATACCTACAACTTGCTGTGCTTTCGGATTTTTTGTTCTATGTGCTTCATCAATGATAACCATATCCCATTGCTTTGCAAATAGTTCAGGATATCCACCTCTTGCTCTTTGAGGTCTTAACATTTCATAATTTACAATAGTCCATCTCTTGTTTAATTTTATGCCAAGTTCCCTAACGGATCTGTCTCCATCACACAGCACAGTTTCTACTACTTCTTCACCTAACCATTTTTCAATTTCTCGGTACCAATTATATTTTAAATAACTAGGGCATATAATTAACACTTTTTTTGAACTATGAAAAGCACACATTAAAGCAGAACAACTTTTTCCAAGCCCCATTTCATCGCCTAATATAAATCTATTATTTCTTGTAAAAAATGCTAGCGCTATTCTTTGATGTTCTTTTAATGGTAAAACGCTATTTCCACTAGGGAAACTGTAATTAGTCCATTCCCCTTGCTTGATTTGCATCAATTTGTCAAATTCAACAAGAAAATCATTGTAAAATTTTTGAACTTCCTTTGATAATTCACAACTTGGTACAAATGCTATGAAATATCTTACAACAAGGGGTTCTATTGGAAATGAAATTCCCTTAGTGGTTTTAGATGCTCCATAAAACTTCATTAACATTTTTTGATCTTTTGGATCTGCATCCGTACATAACAGCCTAGAACCTACTACATCAAGTTGCATTCTACACTACCCACTTCCATTTTTAAAGTTTTTACGCAATACCTTAATCCGTGTGCAACAGCATCAACACAATGCTGTTTTCCTTCAAAATGCACATCATCTAGTAATTCTTTTGCAAAAGATATGTAACCTTCTTTTTGAGATTGCACACAAGTTATTAATTTAACTTCGCATATATAAGTTTCATGTTTTACTGCACCACACATTTCAATTGTAGTTATTGCGTCTTTTGTTAATTTGCTGTATGGGTTAACAAAACGCTCTAGGATTACCAAATCAGTATCATCTAAAAAGAAGCTAATATACTTGTGCATTTCATTTACAGGATACACGTGTATCTTTCTTAAAATTGCAATTTTTTTATCTTCACGAATAACAAACTCCGCTATTCCAGAATGTACTCCTGGATCAATTGCTACTATCTTTTCAATCATAGCTTTACTCCCATCCTGCCATATTCTTTTGGCATTTTTCTCTTTCTTTCTTACCTAACAGGCAAACCCATACTGTAGTACCATCGATTTTCTTTACAGCAGTGCTATATAAGCATCCACTACCATTTTTACAAACTTCAAACATTTTTATTTCCTCCTTTAATATTTCTTATATTATATATTATATATGAAATTCCAATATAAATCAATAGTTTTTTAAAATAAATTTCGGACTATCCGCTAGGGAATCTGAAATTTTTCCAAAAAAAAAATGTACACTGCTGAATGTACATTTACATAAAGGGTATAACTAGTACAGTACTAGCTATTTAGAATAATTCTTGAACAAAGTTCGATCAATCACCATTGACAGTACGGGCAAGTTTCCACCGTTAAGTTGTTATCTTAGCTACTAAGTTTCCAAACGGAACTTGTTATCTTGCCCTAATTGAGGAAGGAGATTCGAACTCCTGAAAGCAGTTACGCCTTTTATGCCATTATGGCAATACTCTTCAACCTCTCGAGCATCCTCAAATCCTATCTAAACACTAATGAATAAGTCTGTGTAGGTCACTTTTAGATACATCTGCACTCCTTGGTAGCTACCTCACCAAAGTTTTAAAATTATATAAAGCATGTGTTATTTAAATTTAATTTGTGTATTTATCGACCCTAAATTTTTTCTGCTTCTGCA